GTACGTTGAGAAACTTGTACCAGGTTCTCTTTCTCTTTAAAAAAGTGAAGCTTAGTGATGAGAGTAACGACAAATTACATCTCAAAGCTGTTGCTTCATTTTTCGAAAACGATAAGGTCGCAAATCAGGTTACTTTTCCTGAACGCGAAGTCTATCGTCTACGCGCTGTTTCACGCTTTATGATGCCTAAGTTGCGTCTTAACAACTACGGGTTAATAAAGATGAAACATGGACCCGGCGCCGTGAAAGAAAGACTAAAGACTAACCAGAAGTGGTTAGCCGTTGCCGAATCTATCTTTCGAGATAGTTTCGACACAGTGGGATACGAGTACGACACTTTTGCCACTTCGTTAGATTCACTTTTGTCGAGTGGATCTAATGGCATGAGCGCATACGCAATTCCACTGCAATCTTTCGATTACGGTCCTTCTCGAAGCAGTGCAAGACTAATTTCTGTTCCAAAGGATTCTTCCTCGAACAGAACTATTACTGTCGAGCCCTTGTTGAATCAATTTATTCAACAAGGAATGAATACCATACTAAGGGATAACATCCTAAAGTGTGATATTCTTCGTCAGTGTCTTACACTATCCGACCAAACCAAGAATCAACACCTTGCTTTGGAAGGATCTCGTACAGGCGAATGGTCTACAATTGACCTCAAAGCTGCTTCTGACTTGATGAGTATGTCACTCGTCGATGTCATATTCAGCTCATTCGAAGATTTCAAACTTCGAATGGTCGATTGTCGCACCCAAAAAGTAGATAATGACGGTGTCACTATCTCTCTTGGTAAGTTCGCCGGTATGGGGAATGCATTGACGTTCCCTGTTCAGTCAATTGTCTTCGCCGTAATAGCGATGACAGCCATACTGGATTCGCAGAATAAGAATTCTACGAAAAGGAACTTGATGCAAGCTTCGAGGCATATTCGCGTGTACGGTGATGATATCATCGTTCGCGCAAAATATGCACACTGTGTCGTTCACTGGCTTACGCTCTTTGGCTTAAAAATCAACGAGCGTAAAAGCTTCCTTGTAGGAAACTTCAAGGAGTCTTGCGGGGTTGACGCATATAAAGGAGTTGATATAACTCCAATATATATTAAACCCCGGCCAGATCAAACCTCTACTGAACCTAATGCTATAGCCAGTCTAGTATCGTTCAGCAACCAATGTTGGTTGGCTGGACTTTATCAAACTAGCGCCTGTATTTCGAAAGACGTGGAAGAGCGTATAGGTTACTCTCTTCCATTGGTAAGTCGAAACTCAGGTACATTAGGGTGGCATTCCCGTCAGGATGCAAGCTACGCCACACGTTGGTGTAGTAAGCTCCATCAGATGCTCGTAAGAGCACCAATAGTTCTTTCTAAATCTAAGAAAGATCCATTGGACGGTTGGGCCGCGTTGTTGAAGTTTTTTCATGTCCCCTTGATCGGGAGACCGCTGAATCACCTTCAATCAACTTCAGCACGATTCCAACTTAGAATCGTGAAGAGGTGGGTGCCGGTCCTCTTAACAGAGGACCGTTCCAGTCACTAGTTAGTTACTAGTGCCAGGGGAGGTCATGCATCGCTTTAACATTGTCTGCCTTTTTCTACTGTTTCTTTTCAGTAGTCATCGGTATTCGATGTCGTAGCGATCGTGAGACGCTATATGGTTATCTCGAC